AAATATTGGTATAGGTACTACTAGTCCTACCAAAACACTAGATGTTGACGGTACCGGAATATTTAGAAATACACTTACGGTTCACCGTGCTGCTGGGGATAAAAAATTACAATTTATAGACGATCGTTCAAGCACAGATACATATTCCATAGAACACGATACATCTCAGATTTACTTTTACAATGAAAGTGAAGCAGAAGTAGTGTTAGCTATGAAAAATTCCGGTGATGTATACATACCTTCCGGTTTTTTAGGAATTGGTACTACTACTCCATCTGCTCCTTTGCAGGTACATGGAGAAGTCTATTCTCAAATAAAAATGTATTCTGATCATACATATTCTGAAAATAGAAACTGGAGGCTAATGACCAATAACTTTGGATCTGGAAACTGGGGAGGATTTTCTATCGACCAGTCTTCTGCCCAAGGAGGATCTACATTTACACAGAGATTTGGAATAGCACAAAACGGTAACGTAGGTATCGGTACTGATAACCCTGGTCAAAAATTACATATTCATAATACTGCAACATTAACCGCTACTTATCAAAAATTTACAAACGGAACAGCAACCACAGGAACAACATTAGGTATTGATGCTGATGGAGATTTTTTAATTAATAACGGAGAAACCAAACAAATTAAACTTTATACTAGTGATACACAAAGACTAACAATTTTATCTGGTGGTAATGTAGGTATTGGAAGTACTAACCCTGTTAACGCTAAACTTGTTGTTTCATCAGGGACTTCAGATGGAGATAATACTGTTAAAATAATACATACTAGAAGTGATTCTAATGTACCAACACGAGCTCTACAAATTGATATGGACCTATCGGGTACTGATAACACAGATGCAGATAGAACACATTACGGACTACATGTAGACCTTGATTCAACAGCAGATGGAGATATATCTAACGAGCATAGAATATACGGTGTAGCTGCTGATGTAAGATTTAGCGGTTTTTCAGATATAGTAAGAGGAGCTTGGTTTCACGCAGAATCAAACAACATAACAGAAAATACCGCTCAAATAATTGGAGCGTATGCTGAAGGTGTACATGATGCAGGAGCAACAGATGGTGGAGTTACTAATATGTACGGGATGTACGGTTTAAGTTCTGTACAAGATCAAGGAACAGTTGGCAGTTCCTACGGAGGATTCTTTAATACTAATATAACTTCTACTAGAACAGTAGATACTGGAGTTACTAAAGGTGTACAAGGAGAAGTAACCATAGATGCTAACACAGCAAACTTATCTTACGGTGAAATGATCGCCGTAATGGCAGTAATAGATAACAATGAAGGTGCAGTTCCTGACTTTGGTGACCAGTTTCTATTTAAAGGAGATTATCAAGGAACTAAAGGACCTGACGCATGGGGTTTACATGTAGAAGGAGATAAACATTACTTAGGTAGTAGATTATTTTTAGGTACTACAACAGCAGATGCCGATTCTATAATGCAAGTTATGGGAACGGATGCAGAAAGGTATGTGAGATTTAAGACTTCAAATGATGAATCAAGATTTGACTTTTACATAGGAGGTACAGGTAACGCATCAAGATTAGATATGTACACTTCTGACGGTACTACAAAAAATGTACAGATTGCATCAGGAGGTACTTCGTATTTTAATGGCGGTAGCGTAGGTATCGGGACGACTAGTCCTGATCAGAAATTACATGTTGAGTTTGCCAACACAGATACTTCATTTTCTGGTGGTTCTGCTGGCGCATGGGGTAGTGAAGGTATAAGAATAGAAAATACTGTCAATACTGCTGGAACTATGGCTATGCTGCATTTTAGAAATAATGATGCAGATATTCATATAGCAGGTATAAGACAAGCAACAGATGACTCTGATTTAGGATTCTTCTTTGAAGGTGCTGAAAAGATAAGGTTTACAAATAACGGTATGGTAGGTATAGGAACGACTATCCCTAGTGCTAAGTTGGACGTTAGAGGATCTTTATACCTAGAAAAAGTATTAGCAGATAATATATTTATTACTCTAGCTAATAAAAATACCGCAAGTGATATAGGTTCTCAAAAATCTTATTTAGATTTTACATTTGTAGATAGTAATGCAAATCACACACCGCAGGTACGTATAGGTGCTCAAGTAGGACCAAATTCTGATGCAGATGCAATATCTAAAGAAGGTTCCGGAGCATTTGTAGTGTACACCTCTCCTATTGGAAGCGATGAATTAGGTGCAAGTACTGGTTTAGCAGAAAGATTTAGAGTAGATCATCAAGGTCACGTAGGGATAGGAGTAACAAACCCAGCAACCACTTTAGAGGTTGACGGTGCAATATCCAGCCATACCCAAGACAGCGGGGTATACTCTATCGGAGTTTTGGAAATTACATCAGGAGGAACTCCAACTCAAATAAAAATAACCACTAGTATACCGTACTCAGGAGCTTCAGCAAGTACTCATGCTCATTCAGTAAATATAAAAGGTTTCCAATATGGTTCAGCACAGACTGCAAACATACAAATAGGATGGCACGTATATAATGATAGTTTTTACAATAGAACTGCAACTAGTAGTGGAGCATGGGCTCCAGATATTACATTAGCTGTAGAAAATAATAAAGTAGTAATACATCTAAGCGACCCAGGGTACTGGCCAAAAATGTACGTGGAAAGTTTATATAACGCATTCGGCGGCGCATCACATGCAGAAGGATGGTCTTGGGCAGATGCAGCTATATCAGCAGATGCTAATACTCCTAATGAATCTGTTAATTATAAGGCTAACTTCGGTAACGATTTTGTTATGGCTACTGACGGAGATGTAGGGATAGGTACAGGTTCTCCCGGAAGAAAATTACATGTAAATTCTGGAACACCAAACGTAACAGCTAGGTTTGAAAGCACAGACGGAACCGCTGCCATTGAATTTAAAGATCCTTCAGGAACAGCTGAAATAGGTAACTCTGGAAATAGTTTAATATTAATGCCGGCAGGAGTAACAAGGATGCTTATTAATGATACCGGTAATGTAGGTATAGGCACAACAGCTCCAGTTGGTAGATTACAAATTAATGGTAACGGTAATTCTTGGACAGATGGCCCTTCTATCAGGTTATGGGATTATACAAACGGAAAAGGTTGGCTAGTAGGTAATATTAACAACTATACTGCTGGAGACTTTTATATAAGAACAATGCCTTCAATATCAGGCTCACCAGGAGTTGCTAATAATGAATTTATCATCAAGCACGCTACAGGTAATCTCGGATTGGGGACATCATCTCCTGCAGGTAAACTAGAAATATCTCAACAACTATCAGCAGCGTCAACCATAGACTACCCAGTAGTTATAACATCAAGAGATGATGGTAATTCACTTAACCAACAAGGAGGTGAAGGAGTTGGTATTAAATTTAGAATAGCAGGAAATGACTCTGGAACACCAGGTAATAGTTTAGTAGGAGCAAGTATTGCTGCCATTAGAGAAGAAGCAGGTGATACAGATTCAAGCACAGGTTTAGGTTTCTTTATCTCACAAAATAATGAAACACTAGATGAAGCTGTTAGGATAGACCATAACGGAAGTGTAGGTATAGGAGTTACACCTTTTGCACATTCATTAGGTACATCTGTAAATTTAGATTTATTAGGTAATGGCGGAATATGGGGTTATGCAGGTGCCACTTATGTAAATTCAAACGCTTATTACAATAGTGGTTGGAAATATAAATCTACTAATCCAGCAGCAGTCTTACAGGTAGGCGGTTCATCACAAAATTTATCTTTTAGACAAGCAGCAAGCGGAACAGCAGGTGACCCTATAACCTATACTCAACCTTTCACGATTAATAGTTCAGGTTATGTAGGTATAAGCACTACAACTCCTGCGGGCTCTTTACATGTATATAGCGGCACATCAGAAAGACTACTAGTTGGAGGAGATGTATCAATAAAAGGAGCAACTGATTTACAAATTGATGGTACAAGTAGAAGAGTTAGTTTTAATGCAGGAACAGGGACAGTACGAACTTCTACTGCAAATAGTTTGTATTTAGCTACTAATAGTACCACAGCACTTACTATTAATTCTAATCAAGACGCTACTTTTGCTCAAGACCTTACAGTAAATGGGGAGTTTACTTTTAATGGTGGTAATGTTCAAGGAAATGTAGCTTATACTGTGGATATGAGCAATACCAGCACATTTGCAGAAAATACATATTACCCAGTTACTATTCCATTACAGGTTGGTAGAGAAACAGAATTAAGAATCGAAGTTCCACTAAACTCAGGAGATGATCCATCTTATGCAACTCACAGTTCTGGAGTCTCACTTTATATAAAATGGTCAACGATAGGTAACGGTTGGGGAACTAACTACGGACATAGAACAATATATGATTGGGATGAAAGATATACAAATGTAAAATTAGTTGGAGGTATTACTCAAATGACTAATGGTAGTGTTGAGGTTGTATACTTAAGAGGAGGAATGACGTATTTCTTTTTTGCAAACAGAGCTGGATTAAGTATTACTCCTCGAAGCTCAACGTATACTAATAATAGTCAATCAGTAAGCCCTACTACAAGCATAGTAAATAATCCGCTAGAACAGGGAATAGGAGATTTTGCAGTACAGACATTACAAGCTAAAAATATAGGAGTAGGTACCGTTTCTCCTGCAAGCCCTATACATGGATTTAAGGTGAATAGTACATCTAGAACAACTACAACAGACATACTAAGTTTAGGTTCTTCTCACGCTTCAGTGGGATATAACGGCTTTGGTACTGCAATAGTAGATTATAGAAGAACTTACCAAGAATCAAATCCACATGTTATTAATAGAATTAAATTTATTGAAAGAGGAGATTCTGGAAATGACTGGGGAGGAGCTATACAGTTTCAAACAAAAGCTTTATCATCTGGAACAACAGCTCCTGTTACTCGTATGTCAATCGAGTACAACGGAAACGTCGGTATCGGGACTACTAGTCCAAGTAAAAAATTAACAGTATATGGTGGAAATGATAATGGTATATGGGTTGATAGTGCAGGCTCACAATACACTTCGATTGCTTGGGGTAATAATGGAACTGAAAAAGCAAACATTGCTTATGATAACACTAATGCAAATTTTGTATTAAGTGCATATGGAGCAAGTGGTACTGTTTTTTCAAATAATGGTTCAGAAAGAATGCGTATTAATTCAGCCGGCAACGTCGGGATTGGAACGTCTAGTCCTAGTGCTAAATTACATATACACACAGATGATGATGATGCCTATGCTGTTAGAATAGAAGGTAGCACTACTAACGAAGATGGAATTTGGACTGGTATTGGAATTGGAGGAGAATCAAACAACACTAAATCAGCTATTTTATTTGAAGACGCAGGATTAAGTTATTCAAGAGGTAAACTTCATTTGTGCGTTAACAATGCAGCAGACCAAACAAATGCGACTACTGCAGATGCTAAATTAACAGTAAGTAATGACGGAAACATCGGGATTGGGACGACGAGCCCTGCTACATCAGCTAAATTAACAGTAATGGGTAACCAAACTTTTGGTTTACCTGGTAATGGAACAAATTCATCTGCTAGATTTATATCTATCGAAGGTAATGCAGATGGATCAGGTGAAGGAAGTAGTAGAATATTTTTCACAGAACATAACAGTACAACTGCTGCTATGGATAAATACGGTATGTCTTTAGGGTATAGAGGAGGCGCAACTTCTATTGTAGGAGCTAGCGGAAATACTTGGACTGGGCTTAGCCAAATTGGAAACGGACAATGGGGTATGTGGGGCCACGATAATTCTGCTGCCGGTAATCTCGTAATGTATGGAGATAGAGCAGGAACTTACGTCGTTGTAGACGGTACTTTGAGATCAACCGGTGATGTAGTAGCTTACTACTCTTCGGATAAAAATTTAAAGGATAACTTAGTTAAAATTAATGACCCATTATTAAAAATAAATAAACTTTCCGGGTACTCTTTTAATTGGAACGATAAACAAGATACTTACGAAGTAGGTAGTAGAGATATTGGAATTGTAGCACAAGAAGTAGAAGAAGTTTTACCAGAAATAGTTCAAACTAGAAAAAATGGACATAAAGCTGTAAAATATGAAAAACTAGTAGCTCTATTAATAGAAGGTATTAAAGAACAGCAAGAAACTATCGATAAGTTAGAAGATAGAATAAAAAAGTTGGAGAGTAAATAAATTAACACTATATTAAAGTAAAAAGAAATGGCAATACAGATACAGGGAACAGTTAAAACCGCGTATGGTAATACAGAAACAGCTTATATAAGGATTGAATTTTATAAAGTTAAACCATGGTTAGGAGAAGTAGAATATAACCCTATATTATTCTTATCTTCAAGTGATGCTATTAAATCTAAAAAGTATTACTACCAAGATGATTTAGTGAACGTAGCTTTATGTCCAACTAATGACCTGGAATACGAATCCGGATCAATTACAGGGTCATTAATAATAAACGATCTTATTTCTTTCCCATTAACAGGTTCTACAGAATCAGTAATGCGTGAAAACTGGGCGGAAGTATTTACTTCTTCTAGTCAAACCTTCATAGATTTTGATGAAAATGGAGAAGAAGTTGAAGAAACTAGAATGCTTACAAGCTCATATTGGACAAAAGTGAGTGAATCTTTACAAGATGTTAACCGTATACAGATGGATAACTTAACAGATGTGTACGCACAATGTTATTCGCATCTTAGAGGAGAGTTAGAACATATCGTACCTAGCGCTAGTTTATTAGACGTTTAAAAAAATAAAAGTTATGGATTTTGGAGTTGATATTATTTACATAATAAACCTACCTACATACCCTGAACGGAAAAATAGAATAGTAAAATTGTTTAAAGAGTATAATATTACTAACTATAAATTTATAGAAGCTATACCAGGAAGTGAACTAAAAGGACAAAAGCAACTTATTAAGGAGGGTACATTAAATTCTATTTTTATAGACTGTAATGGACTACTTACCAAAAATATAATAGGTTGCGCTCTTTCACATCAATTAGCGTATAAAACTTTTTTAGCAACCAAACATGAAACTTGTCTGATACTAGAAGATGATGTACTATTTAGTGATAAAATGTATACCTATAAAATAACAGGTAGATTAGATAGATTTATATCACAAGTTAAAAGAGTAGATTATGATATAGTCATATGGGGAAGAATGCATGAACCCATAATAGGTAAAAATCCAACAGAACATTCAGAAATATTTAATCCAAATCTACTGTCAGATAAATACTCTGCCCATGCATATCAGTTAAACAGAAAATCTGCAAAAATTATATCAGATAAAGTAAAACCAATAAGATACGCAGCAGATGTACTTTTAGAAACGTTAGATTTAAATATTATATCTCCTGAAGATTCTCTGTTTATACAGAAAAGAGGTATAATTAATGAAGATCATATGGAAAGAATGCATTTAGCACTATGGCATGCTAATTCTTCTGCCGAATGGCATGGGTCAACTGCAGAAGAAGTAAGAAAAGAGCAAGATTCCCCTTACGATATACAGAATGCTAATGTAGCAACATCTTTTTCTGTAAATAAAGTTGTTTTTAATTACTTTAAATCTTATCTTAGTGTTAAGCCTGTTAAATGGGCGTATATACACTTAGAGGTTTAATATGAAAGGTATTCATGTAAATTGGACGAAACCATTTTTTGATCGAGATAGATTGAGAGGGCATGGATTTAGAGCTACAAGAGATTTAAAAGGAGAATGCTACGATCAACCAAACTATCAGATATTATATACTATACTGTCCGCAGGATTATGGAAATTGCACAACGGCTCTATAAAACTATACACCGATTCTATAGGATTTAACTTCTACCAGCAATTCGGTATTAATGATTTATACGATGAAGTTAATATATCTTTTTTAGATGGTTACTCTAAAGGTAAAATAGACCCAGCAAGATTCTGGACTAGCGGTAAAATTAAAGTATTGGCTAACCAAAAAGAACCGTTCGTATTTATGGATCAGGATATGATTATACGGCAGCCAATACCGGAATACATATTAAAAGGAGATGTAACTGCAACGCATTGGGAGATACCAAGAGGTTATTATTATTTTGAAGAACAAGATTGGGAAAGAGAGATTAAACATATTGATTTCCCTACTAATTACAACTGTAGTGACCTGTGTCCTAACACTTCTTTTTTAGCAGTCAATAATATGGACTTAAACAGAGAATACACCAGATGGCATAAAAAATTAGTAGAAACTAATGGTAACGATGTACCTGAATGGTTTTGGTTACTTACTGATCAAGGAATTTTAGGACATGTTATTAGAGAAGGTGATTACAAGGCAAATACATTAACTGATAAGGTTTTCTTAGCCAATAGTAATTATGCTTCTAAAGAAGAAAGGTACAAAGGTAAATCAGAACAATGGTATATGCCATTAGGTGCTGATAATAAAAAAGACAAAGACTTAATATGGGAGCATGTCTGGTTTAACAAAATACATTTCAATATGTATCCAGAGTTTTTAAAAAGAGAAACTAAAAGATACTTTAGAGAATGTATAGAATTAGGATTAGGTAAATACCTACAGCATTCAAGGTTTAAAAAAGATTGGGATGAATACAACGATACCGATAATTAGAACGTACTGGGGTAACCGGAATGAAACAAAAGCAGAGATACCTAGATTACCTGTATACATTAATCATTTAGTATACGTATGGGGCAAAGATAATGAAGAATATTTACAAAATCGAGGATTCAAAACTTTTTTAGTAGAGGAATCTTACCCTTACTTTGATTCTTATAATACTCAATACGGTAAAAAGTTAGTAGCATTAGATTTAGCTCTTCAAAAATTTGAAAAAGTTATAATGTTAGATTGGGACTGTTATGCTTTAAGACCGTTAGATGAGAATTTTTATAAATTATTAGGTAAGAATGAAACTTTATGTCCTTTGTATGCACAACATAAAGAAACAGTTGATTCGTTTAAAGAAACATTTGAAGGAAGATTAATTTTAGATTATAACCTAGAATATTTTAAAGTTTTAGAAAGAGAATTTAAAAAGTACAACTGGGACTTTGAAGAAGGGTTAGCTTCTCCGAATTTTGGTTGTCTATACACCTCAAATAGAAATTTAGGTAGAGACTTAATTGATATAACAGTTAATAATAAAATTGAAGGATGTATAGAAGAGCACGCTATGTTACTTTATGCTAATTGTTCTTTGGAAGAATATATAGATAGATTCCAACCTACATATGTACAAGGGGTGAGTGATGATAGAACTGATCACTATTTTAAAATTAGCAAGATACAGAGAAAATTAAATAAATATATTAATAATAAGATTGATATGGATATATACTTTAAACATATTTAATGAAAGCACTTTGCAGCTTACCTTTTACTAGATTAAAAATAAACGAAGACGGTTCTTACCATTCCTGCTGCTTCCAGTCTTCTATGTACGGTAATATATTAGAAGACGGTATTGAAAAAGCTTTTAAAAATCCAGAACTAAGAAAAGTAAAAAACTCAATGCTACAAGGTAAGTTGGATAAAGAATACTGTGATAATGATCGTTGTCCCTTAAGATTTTACGACCTTAGTAGAATACCACATAAAGAGGTTAAACTAACTAAGTACCCAATAGATTTAGAATTAAACATGCCTTCTACATTTTGTAACATTGGAGGTCTAAATCCCACACCGGAAACTGCTTGTATTATGTGCCCTAGAAGTAGCGAACAATTTATGAGCGGAGTAGGTACTGATATATTAGATGATATTTTAGAAGAAGTAAAGACAGCAATGCCTAATGTTCAGAACCTTTCTATCTTGGGTATAGCCGAACCTTTTTATAAGAACAGGATATTTGATGTTTTTGAAAAATTAGAATTTACTAAATATAGAGATAATATTTTATTTTGGACTTTTTGTAACGGTACAATTTTTACTGAAAGAGCTCAAGATAGGTTTTTAAATATAGTAAAAAACGTACATTTAGGTTTTTCTATAGATGCAGGAACCGCCGAAACATATATAAAAATCAGAAGACTAGATTATTTTAATAAGATAAAAAAGAATTTAACTTCTTATTTCAAAAAAGTAAAAGAGAAAACAGAAATTAATGATAGGTCTTATACTACTAACAATATTAACTTATATAATGTATATGAGTTAAAAGAAATGATAGATTTAGGTATTGAAGTAGGATCTAACAGTACTCAGTTTACATTAACTATGAAATACCAAGCAGACTTAAAGATAGATGATAGTAAACTTTGTAACAGTAACAACTGGAAAATTTTCTGGGAAGCTCAAAAAGATGCAGAAGAATATGCAAAAAGTAAAAACTATAACGTAGACTTCTATGTACCTTTTCATAACGGATATTTAAAATAACATATGAATTTCAAAAAACCACTAATAGAAACCTCAATACAGGACATTTATCATTTAGCACCCATACCTCTATTTAAAAGAGTATTTGATGATAATATAACAACCTCAGTTTATAACCTAGGACAGTATGATAGAGAAAGACAAGCTAATTACGGTATAAATTACGATAGACAGGAGGAATGGGTAGAAGAGCATGAACTTCAACCTATAGGAAGTAGATTCTTTACTCCACCGAATGATTTTCTACAAAATAAAGATGAAAACGTACAGATAATAAAAAGACGTATAAAAGGTAGTTTCTGTAAGTTACTTGACTCTATCGGAATAACATATAAGAGTAAACCAGAGATTACAGAAAGTTGGTTACAGTATTACGAACCTACCTCAGGTAGAGGTCATAACGCTCACAACCACTGTAGATGGCATCATAGTGAAGCTAAACCATTAATGTTCTCAGGAGGTTATTACCTATCTGATGGAGACCCTATTAAAGACCATCCATATAGCGGGGTATTTTCTTTTCATATAAGAGGTATGAAACATTATATTAGACCAAAAAAAGGAATGCTACTTATATGGCCTTACGATATAGTACATTCAGTTGAACCTTTTTACGGCAAGACTAGTAGAGCAGTTATTAACTTTAATATACAAATTTAGATTTAGTAATCTAACTGCTATTTATTTAATATATATAAACAATAACTAATTAGTAAAAAAAATTAAAATTATGGCATTATCTTATTCTTGGCATGTTGGAGCATTAGACACATATCCAACAGCTTCAGATTCTCAAGACCCGGTAAATACCGAAAACGATGTAGTGTACAACGTACATTATACTTTAACAGTTACAACAGGAAGCCACTCAGCTTCTATTATTGGTACTCAAACAATTGGAACAGAAGACTTAAGCTCATTCAGTTCTTTTAGTGGACTAGATAATAGCACAGTAGCAGGATGGGTACAATCAGCTATGGAAGCAGAAACTACAGGATCAGTAGCTCAACGAAAAGGAGCAGTATCCTCTTCACTAGCAGAAAAAATGAATCCAAAAACAGTTGTTAAATACTTACAGGTAGGAGAATAAATTAAAATAAAAGTTGTTTTATAAGATATTTATTCTTATATTACTTATTATAATAAATCGATTAATTAAAAATTAAATTATGGCAAATCAAAAGTTAACTCAAGAAGAGCTTGACAAGTTACAAGAACTACAGCAAAAGAATGCTGCTTTGGTAAATGAACTAGGAGGTATTTCTCTAGCAGAAATTAATATCTCAGAGAGAAAAGAAGGAGCAAAATCATTTTTAGCTGAATTAAGAGAATCAGAAAAAGAGTTAGTAGACGCTTTAGAAGCATCATACGGCGCTGGTTCAATTGACTTGAAGAACGGCGAGTTTATTCCTGCACCTAAAGAAGAAAAAGGTGTTGAAGAACCAGAGCTTGTAGAAGAAAAATAAAGAATCTTTTACATACTTATAGTTAAGGAGGGTTTTACATCCTCCTTTCCTATTTATTATAGACAGATATAGTTAAAACATTAGTTCTGTTTTACATTCCTGAATGATATTTATAATAAATTAAAATAAAATAGACCAAACATGGCAGAATCAATCATCTCACCGGGTGTATTTGCAAGAGAAAACGATATTTCTTTTATCCAGCCTGCTCCAGTAGAAGCTGGCGCTGCAATCATCGGACCTTCAGTTAAAGGACCAGTAGAAGAACCAACTATTGTAACATCCTATAATCAGTATGTTAGACAGTTTGGAGAAACTTTTGTATCAGCATCAACAAAACAAGAATACTTAACCTCAATATCGGTTAAAAACTACTTCCAACAAGGAGGTAATTCTGTATTGATGACAAGAGTAGTTACTGGATCATTTACTCCAGCATCATCTACTCACATTTCATCATCACTTAACGATAGTGTTCAACCTTTTGAAATTAAAACATTAGGAAAAGGAGCTATCTTTAATAACTCAGTCTCAATAACTAACCCAGGAGCAGAAATTGCAGGTTCTGGAGGATCATTAGTTTCTGGAACAGTTGATAATATTAGATGGCAAATACAAAACGTTGACGCTAAAAAAGGAACTTTCTCTTTGACAGTAAGAAGAGGAGACGATAGCCACAGTAATAAAGTAGTATTAGAGACATTTAACAATATTAGTTTAGATCCTAATTCTTCTAACTACATTGAAAGTGTAATTGGTACTCAATATAAAACTAAAGCAACAGACGGAACTAAGACATACGTTAAGACTCAAGGAGATTACGTAAATAAGTCTAACTTCATTTATGTTTCTGCAGTAAATTCAGCAACAGTTAACTACCTTCAAAACGATGGTACATCTGTAGGAGTAGACGGAGATGGAAATTCTTACTCAGGATCTTTACCGATCGCTGAATCTGGATCATTCTATAACGCTACCGGAGTTAACGCTGTAGCAGGAGCAAATTACTTTAGTTCAATATCAAATACAAACTCTCAAGGTTTAACATCTGGTAATTATACAGATGCTATATCAATCTTAGATAATAAAGACGAATACATATTTAACATCTTATCAGCACCAGGAATGGTATATAAGAATGCTGATCAAGCAGGAGTCTTAAATAGTGTAGTAACTTTAGCAGAATCTAGAGGAGATTGTATCGCAGTAATAGATTTAGAAACTTATGGTTCTACTGTAAGTAATATTACATCAACTGCTACAGGATTAAATAGTTCATATGCTTCTTCTTATTGGCCATGGGTACAAGTTGTATCTGCTACGGGAAGAAACGTATATGTCCCTGCTTCTTGTGTTATACCAGGAGTATATGCATTTACAGATAATAGTTCAGCACCTTGGTTCGCACCAGCTGGATTAGTAAGAGGAGGAATCGTTGGAGTAATTCAAGCAGAACAAAAATTAACAAGAGGTCAAAGAGACTTATTGTATGATGGTAAAGTTAATCCAATTGCTACTTTCCCTGGACAAGGTATTGCAGTATTTGGACAAAAGACTTTACAGACTAAAGCATCAGCTTTAGATAGAGTAAACGTAAGAAGATTATTAATCGAGCTTAAGAAGTTCTTAGGAGATCAAGCTAGAAACTTAGTATTTGAACAAAATACAGTAGCAACTAGAAACAGATTTTTATCTATAGTGAATCCATACTTAGAATCAGTAGTACAGAGACAAGGTCTTTATACCTTTAGAGTAGTAATGGATGATACAAACAACACCGCAGATGTTGTAGACAGAAACCAATTGGTAGGTCAAATATTTATTCAGCCAGCTAAAACAGCAGAATTTATAGTACTAGACTTCACAGTTGAACCTACTGGAGCAACTTTTAACGGATAAATTATTAATTAACTGTATTTATAATAAAGTAAATAGAACATGGCAATATTAGATCCAAACGAAATAATGTTTAAAGCTTTCGAACCGAAAGTACAGAACAGATTTGTAATGCTTATCGACGGAATTCCTTCCTTTATGGTAAAGAATGTAAAAGCTCCTACCTTCACCGATAACGTTATCAAATTAGATCACATCAATTCATATAGAAAAATTAGAGGAAAAAGAGAATGGGACGATATGACCATGACACTTTACGATCCAGTAACACCAAGTGGAGCTCAAGCAGTAATGGAGTGGGCAAGACAAGGTTACGAATCAGTAACTGGTAGAGCAGGATACTCTGATTTCTATAAAAAGGATTTAACTTTAAATATTTTAGGACCTGTAGGAGACATCGTAGGAGAATGGATCATCAAAGGTGCTATACTATCAAACGGAGACTTTGGTCAATATGACTGGACATCTGATGAAGCTGTTGAAATCAGCATTACAGTAGCAATGGACTACTGCGTATTAAACTACTAATACACACCTACCTCTTATCAAGATAATTAACCCGGATTCTTTCCGGGTTTTTTAGTTGCTTTTAAAAGTTTTTTTTCTTATATTTATATATAGAATAAGTTATAAAGAAATAAAATTTATGGAATCACAATTTAAACTCCCTACAGAAACTGTAGACTTACCATCTAAAGGGTTACTATACCCTGAGGACTCTCCACTATCAAGCGGTAAAATTGAAATGAAATATATGACCGCAAAAGAAGAGGACATATTGACAAATCAAAATTACATAAAAAACGGAACTGTAATAGATAAGTTACTAAACTCTCTTATCGTAACTGAAGGTGTAAGTTATGATAACCTACTGATTGGAGATAAAAACGCTATAATGATGGCAGCCAGAGTATTATCATATGGAAAAGATTATTCTTTTAAGTATATGGATGAAGAAGTTACAGTAGACCTTAGTGCATTAGAAAATAAGGATATTGATTACACTTTACTCAAAGACAGAAAGAACGACTTTATTTTTGATTTACCCTCAACAGGTAATTCAGTTACTATTAAAATACTAACTCATAAAGACGAAACATTAATTGAAAGAGAAATTGAAGGTAATAAAAAAATAAATAAAAATTCTTCTACTCTTACAACAACTAGGTTAAAACATATGATAACCTCAGTAAACGGCAATAGAGAGACTAAAGAGATTAGAAACTTTGTAGATAATTTTTTATTAGCCAAGGATGCTAGGGCTATCAGAAAATACTATAGTGAAATTTCACCAGACATTAGAATGGAGTTTTATGTAGAAGACAGAAAGGAGGAGGTCGAGATTCCAATAGGGATCGGCTTTTTTTGGCCTGACGCCGCAGTATAGAGAGTTAGTTTTTTCTCAAATACACGATATAGTATTTTTCGGTAAAGGTGGTTTTACTTGGGAGACTGTTTACAGTATGCCTATATGGCTACGTAAGTTTACTTTCAGTAAAATACAAGAACATTACCAAAATCAAAAAGAAGAAACAGATAAACTAAATAAACAGTCTAAACAGACTAACAAACCAAAAAACCCTAATTTTATAACTAAGGCTTCTAAATAGTAGAGGCCTTATCTATTTATATTATATAAGTATAAATTATGGCTGACGATAATAATATAGAGTTTAGCGACGATTCCGTCTCAAAAGCTCAAGACATTAAAAATGCAATGAAAGAGATTGCCCGTGAAACGGGTATGGCTAACAAAGAAATGCAGAAAAATGGCGAAATGATTACATTCGTTAGCAGTATGTATTCTAAGATTACATCCAGCGCATCAAAAGTATCAGAATTACAAGCATCAGCAGCAAAATCTACTAAAGCTACTGCAAAAGCTGTTAAAGAACAAGAAGCGAATCAGAATAGGGTAAAGGATCTTAATATAGAAATTAATAAACTATATAAAAGAGCGAAGACATTAACAGGAGATGCACAAGCTGCAGTAATATCCCAAGCTAGAAACTTATCAGCCGCAAGAGATAATGCAGACGATCTTTCTAAGATTTATGGAGACATTGCTTCAAATGCTGCTAAGTTAGACGCACGAACTTCCTTTTTCTCCGGAATCTCAGATGTAGTCAGCGATATACCAGGACTTCGAAAACTTGCAGGACCTTTCCAAGATGCAGCTAAAGCAGCAAGACAAACAGTGATCTCTAATTCTAAAGGCGGGAAACAAATGAGCGTTTTAGCAGCTGGAGCAAAAGGATTTGCTAAATCTGCCGCATCTTCTGCTATGAATTTTATGAAATCTGGTGGATATGTAGGACTAATCGTAGGAGGAATTACTGGATTAGTAAAATTAATGTTATCGATAGATAAAAGCACTGCAGAAACAGCTTCAGCTTTTAACGAAACTAAAGAAGCAGCAGCAGCAACAGTTTTTAATTTTAATAAAGCTGATAGAGGTGCTAGCCTACTTACCCAAAGGATGGGTAAAGGAGCAGAGTTAGCAAACACTTTTGCGAATTCTACAGGTATAATGTCTAAGAATGTAGAGGTATTTAATGCCGATTTAGATACATTAAACTACAGATTAGGTTTAAGTGTAGAACAAACTCAAGAAATCGCTAGAAGCCTAGTAGCATCAGGACAATCTTCAGGGAACTTTGCAACTGAAGCATTAGGAGCAGCTGAAGCATTAGAAATGCAACTAGGTGTTAATATTTCATCTAAAGCTATAATGCAAGATATTGCTACATCTTCAGCATCATTTAGAGTTAACTCAGATTTTTCAGCTAAAGCTTTAAGTAACGCAGCAGTACAAGCAAGAAAGGTAGGACTTACTTTATCCCAAGTAGAGAATATATCTGCTGGACTTTTAGATTATGAAACCAGTATTGAAGCAGAAATGACTGCACAGTTACTGACTGGTAAAAAACTAGATTTAAGTAAAGCTAGAGCAGCAGCAGCCAATCAAGATTATGCTACTGTGGCTAAAGAAATATCAAAACAAGAAGCTATACAAGAAGCATTCTCCACCAATAATGTGTATGCACAAGAGGCTATAGCAAAATCTTTAAGTATGTCTAAAGATGATCTTGCAAAAATGTTTATGGACCAAAAAGCACTTGAAAAAGCAGGATTCGCTACAGCAGACGCAAGGGAGCAGGAGTACCAAAAACTCCTTAAAACAATGACACAGGAAGAAGCTCTTAAAAAAATAGGAATGGAACAGTTCACAACTATGAAAAATAACCTATCCTTCCAAGACAAAATGAATAACCTTTTAGAGAACATGAAAAAAATATTCATGATCTCTATAGCACCAGCAGTAGAGAAAGTTTTCGGTTTTCTTGAACAAAACCCTAAAATTATAGAAGACACAGTTAGGAAAGTAGAGGTATTTGCAGCAAGCTTAGGTGGTCCAGAAGGTAAAATTACGAATATGCTAGGTGATGTCAAATCAATATCCAGAATATTTAAAGGTATAGGTCAAATAATTCATGGAACTTTAATTTCACCGCTATCAGCTGCGTATCACGCCGTAATGGCAGTTGTTTCAGCGTTACAAGCAGCCTACTACTTTAAAAGTATGCAATTTGACCTCGCAAAACAGTATGGTGCAAAAGCAGCAGATCATGGTATGATGGCAGTAACTAGTGCATTAGATATAGGTACTGGTATTGCCGCAGGAATAGGTACTTTATCAGGGCAGGAAAATATGAACGCTAGCGGTATAACTGACGCGTATAAAAGTACTGGAGGAGCATCTGGTAATCTTAAGGTTGATGACTTTACAATACAAACAAATCCAAAAGACACTCTGACAATGGCAGGAGGTACAAAACTAGGAGGTAATGTAGAAAAACTATTACAGGAGTTGATAAAGGTTGTAAAAGAGGGAGGAGATGTTTACTTAGATGGAGGAAAAGTAGGATCAGCATTAGCTTTAGGGGCTAGACTTACTAATTAGTCCTATTTATATTATATAACAAACTTTAATAAATTATAAACATGTCATTATTAAACAAAGTAAAAGAATCAGTACTGAGCCTGAAAGGTCAAACACCTAGTAAAAGAGAAGGTGCTAAAATTACATCTACTCTACATGCTAATTCATCAATAACAGACAACCCAGATATTCTGGCACAACAGTCTAAATTGAGTTTAAAAGGTCTTAAACCGAGTAATAACTACTTAGACAATTTACCTGAAAAAGGTATACGTACTAGAGCTGTAGACGGAACTGGTAACAATTAGAAATTAATACTTAAATTTTAAAGCATGCCTTTAATAGATTTAAATACTAATCTTAAGTCTTTGACTTATGGTGAGTTTGGAAGTACTGAACCTTTAGTAATAAAGGATATAAATGCTAATCCAAGCATATCCGGGATAGAATTAGAAGGATCTAAAAGGGTAGATGACTTAAAAAGAATCAGTAAACTCCTTACACAGACACCAGCAGCACTAAAATTTGCTTCAAACCAAGCAGCATTAGGTCTAATAGAAAAAGGTATTCAAAACCCTGACGCTAGCTTTGGAAAAAAACTCTTAGGAGGAGTTGTAGGTACAGCTACTAAGTTAGCTTCTACTTTAGCACAAGTACCCATATCTGGAACTGGTCTACATTTTGTAGAGGGTTTTGCAGGTAAAAGAGGGTACATAACAGGGGTTAGAGGACATGTAGAGTATAAGAACAAAGTAGCAAATGGTCTTTACAGTGACGGTAAAAACAACATCACCTTAAAAGGTAAAATTGAAAAATCAAACGATACTACGCTAAAAGGTAAAATACTCACTACTTATGTAGATAAGTTTATTGACGATGGAGATGACGGTTCAAAAGAAAGAGATTTGTACCAACCTGATACCACAGCTCCAACTATTATAGCTCCAACACCTAGAAATGAACGAGATCAGTTAAATAAGAACAAAAAGGGCTCTGAATATAAGTTAATTTATGTTTCACAAGAAAAAAGAAGTCACGCAGCATATGAACAAGCTAATTTTGGTTTTGATAAAAACAAATATCTTATTAATCTGAATAATAAATTACTAAGGGATAAAGATAGTGAAGATACTACTATAGAAGTAGTAGATAGAATAAGTGGTATAGGTCCTATAGTTGGAGATTTATCTAAAGGTACAACGATTATTGATCCAAATGATTTTGAAAATCAATTTTTTAAAGATTTAATTGACTTTAACTTTAAAGTAATAACCCCTAGAAAAGGAAAAGAAGATGACTCAGAAGTAACATACTTACCCTTTAGAGCTTTCTTAGATTCTTTCAACGATAATTTTGTAGCCAATTGGAATTCACATAAGTATATAGGTAGAGCAGAATCTTTTTACGCTTATGGAGGTTTTGAAAGAAATATCTCTCTGTCCTTCAAAATAGCGGCTAGTAGTAAAGAAGAAATACTACCTTTATACCAAAAACTTAATCTTTTAGTAGGAGCTACTGCTCCGACTTACATAGAAGGAGGGTATATGAGAGGTCAGATCGTAGCATTAACAGTAGGGGACTACCTAAACGATACCACAGGAATTATAACAAACATAGATCTTTCGTGGAATAAAGATTACATATGGCATACAGAAGGTATGGATATAAAAAACCCATCGGCTGCCATTGGTACTCCATCCACTAAAAAACTACCTACTGTATTGGACGTGACTGTTAGTTTCACTCCTATACATCAAGATATACCAAAGTACGGAAGTGAGTTTATAGGAGCAGAAAATACAATATTTAAATCAGAATTTTAGAACCATGAACAGGTATAAAGACATAAAAACATTAAAAAATTCTGAAGGTTTTAGTTACAGGAGAAATACCATATTTCCTGAAATAAAAGAATCTTTAACAGATATATACGTAATTACTACCGCAGGAGATAGATTTGACACTCTTGCTTTACAGTACTACAGAGACTCATCTTTATGGTGGGTTATAGCAGGACTGAATAAAGGTAAAAAAGATTCATTAGTTGTAGCACCAGGTTTACAAATTAGAATACCTATGGACGTGAATAACATTTTAGAAGAATTTAACGATCTTAATAATGATAGGTAAATGGCAGGTTATAGTATAATATTTGATGGGCCTTTAAACGCCAATTGTCTCAAACAGATAGAATTTAGACAAAAAGTAAATTCTAAATCTACGAAATCCATAGAGGAACTTTCTTTACTTAATACCAGAAGCGGTTGGGTTAAAATAACCTCAGGAGTTAACCATATTGTTGGTGAAGATAATAAAGAGCTAGCAAATAGAATATACGGTGAAGATTCAGAAGACTCTAAAAAAGCCTTAATAGAACATAGGTCAGCAGGAGCTAAAGAAGCAAGTGAAACTGTATTAGCTGGAGGTATATTAAGAGAGGATTTAAAAGATGATGATGCTTCTTCTAAATATAGACAAGGCTTAAATTTCCTAGATGATAAATCCAGTAGTTACTCTAACTCAATAAGAGGATTTAAAGCAATGCCGGGAATAACGGACTTTTCAATTAAGTCCCTGTCAGTAACAAACGGCGCAAATAAACAAGTTGAGTTCAAATTAAAAATAAACACAATAGAAGACCTAGATATCATAGATACGCTATACTTCAGACCAGGGTTTGACATATTAATAGAATATGGAGCAAATGTTTATATAGACGCTGACGGAGAGATAGGAAATCAAATTTACTCTCTTTCAAAAAAGTTTTTAAAAGGAGAAAACTTATCAGAAATAGAAGACCTAAGCAAAGAGTATAAAGAAAAAACAGGTGGTAACTATGAGGCATTAGTTGGTAAAGTTATTAATTTTTCTTGGGATTACAATTTAGACGGTAGTTATGATTGTTCAGTTAAAATAATAACTAGAGGAGATTTAATAGAATCCATGGAAGCTTTGGAACCTGCTACAAATGCTGAAATAAAAAAAGATGCTGAAGAAAATAGCAATACAGGTTCAACAACAAAAGGAACTTATGATTATTCTGATGCCATTTCTACAATGTTACTGGCACTTATGTGGGGTACTAAATCTGCTAGAAACCGAATAAAGAAAAAATATAATGTAGATGTTTTCAGATCAATAGAGTTAAAATCAGATAAAGTACAAGGACAAGATGACGCAGAAAATAACTCTGATAAGTCTAAAAATTACCACTGGTATATTACATTAAGAGATTTTTTACATCTACTTAATGAGTATTTTATACCAGCAGGAACTAAACGTGACGGTAAACTTTTTAAATTTTCAACAGATTATTCGGAAAATGGATTCACCACTTTTCATGAACATATGTCAATTGATCCAGGAATATGCTTCCTTCCATACACCGGGGCAGGAAAAGCTTGGTATTTTGACTCAGACAATTGGTTTTGGCGTAACAGTTTTTTTGATGACTTTTCAAATGCAGGAGGACCTCCTCCCAAAGTATTTGTAGAAGGACATAAAAAACAAAAACAGAGATTTGGTGAAGACTATAATCCTAGAAGTCCACAAGCAATTTGTTTAAACATAAACCACTTACTAGAAATTCAGAATAGTTTATTAGAAGAAGCAAAAAAGAATAGTAAAACTAAAATTTCAATTTTCAACCTAATAAAACAAATACTAGATGATTGTGAAACAGTTATGGGAGGAATTAACGATTTAGAAATTGTATACGATTCTGATAAAAACGAATGGAGTGCTAGAGATATAGGTATACCTAAAAAAGTAACAAAAAAAACAGTGCCTAAATTAAAAATAACAGGTACAGATTCTTTTGTTACTAATTTATCTATTAGGTCTCAAATTAACAGTGTTATTAACAGTACATTAGCAGTTGCTGCGTCTGCTACTAACGGAGCATCTAGTGATACAAACCTATTACAGTTTAATAAAAACCTTTATAATAGGTATACTACGATTAATCCAAACAAGACCGAAGTATCGAGAGCTAATGAGGGGAAGTATTTAGAGAAAATTATTGGACAAATTGGAGGAGCATTTGCAAGTTATGCTCAAGGACACTACGACAGGAGTAAATTTACAGATAATAATTCCAACTACTATAGGTACTGTAAAGTTAGACTCGCAACTGAGCAAGATAAACAAAGAAGACAGTTTAGAGAAGTCGGGTTTCCTGGTGTTATACCTATACAACTTTCCTTAACCGTAGACGGCATGACTAATTTTGTACCAGCTGAAACATTCCAAATTGGCAAAGGAGTCTTACCAGAACGTTACGACAACCAAGTATGTTTTAAGATTACAGAAATAGAACAAAAAATAAGTAATGATAATATATGGACAACTGAAATCAAGGCAATGATGGCGTTGCTAGCTACTAACAGCCCAATTTATCCTAAACCAGTACGAGAAGAAAGACCAGCACCAGATACCTCTAATGTTTCGTATAGACCCAAAGAAAAAACAAATAGAGGCGCTATAACACCTACTAATACTCCTTGGAGTGCAGCATTTATCTCCTACGTAGCACTTAAAGGAGATTCAAATTTCCCGAAAGCTGCAGCACATACTAAATATGCACAAGCAGCTAGAAGTGCTCCTAACTGGAAAGCTTTACCTGCAAGTTCAACTTCACCTAAATTGGGTGATATAATAATTAAAGGAAGAGCCGGTAACACTCTAAACTTTAGTTCTTCTAGATGGAGCGGATATTCTCATGGAGATTTAGTTACTTATATATCTCAACCTACCAACTTTGTTGAAAAACCAGGTAAAAAATACAATACAATAGGAGGAAATGTCAACCACACAGTTAAGAAAAAATTCTTTACAGCAGATTCTGACGGTTATTATGGTAATGGTATGGTTATAGTATTAAGACCACAAGCAGGTGTAAATGTACAGGCTATGATTAATGCAGCTACTAAAGAATGGAAGGTATGGCATGAAGATACGAAGAACCAGAAGGTAGATCAAGAACATACGGCTAATAGAAGTGGACCTAGATCTCCATTAATATTTGAAAGACTAAAAACATACTGGGCATCAGTAAACTATTCTAACTTCCAAAAAGATACAGCATAATGTGGTTACCTATATTCAAATACCTGTTAAAATTTGCTAAATTAGGAATGTTCGCATTCAAAGGTACTGGGCAGGAATACCAAGGCCCGTATGTTGAGACGAATACCGGTAAATTGTACGCTGGAGAATCCCCAACAGATACTGGACTTGAACTAATTTCAATAGACAATAACGATACATTGACTATAGGAAACGTATCAACTCCTTTTGAATCTGAAACAGTATTTCCTACCCCTGAAGACTATGCAAGAGGTTTTATGTTAAGGTATTTCCTTAAAAACCGCACTACAGGTAAGATAATAGAAGTAAAAAATAACAGCTATACAAAATTAATCAAAAAGAATTACTATAAAGGGGATATTTTAAAATGGATTCTAACCAAACCAGCTAAAGACATATTTAGCCAAGGCTACTTATATAAGGGAGCTATAACTAGAAATAAAGCTAGTACTAAACAAATATCGTTTAATATAACAGGGTTAGATACATTTATCACAGAGTATGATCAATTCGTTAATATAGAATCAGATATAAAAGGATTTAAATTCGAAGAACTCCCTAAAAAAGAGAAGATTAGAATAATCAAGCAACAGAGACCTAACATACAGAGGCCTCCAAAAGTTAAACCAAAAGCATTCTTAAAACCAAAGCTTGTAAATAATGCACCCATTATCCCTATCTCTCAATCTAACTCTCCATCTGGTGGAGGATCAACTGGAGGCGGAGGCGGAGGATTAAATCAATCCTTTGATGAAGTAATTAATGACCCTGATAATCTATCCATGGGCAACAACCAAAATAATAATTCAGCAAATAACTATTATTAGTTTGTAATTTAATTTATTTTTCTTATATTATGTAAAAGGTTATAATAAATGTTTTATATAGTAGAGAAAGAATCTAAGTTAGAACACTTAGGAAGGTTAATGAGATTAGGTTGTTATGTAGATGTTATACCTACACATGACTTATACCATCCTAAATTAACTTCTACTGTAGCAGTCTACGTAAGAATATTAAAAAGTCAGCATGGTTACATAATTCCTATAGACCATGAAGAAGGAATTAATGTAGATAAACAACGTATCTACGAGCTGCTTTCTAACTGCAATAAACTATATACATTAGATAAGAAAAAACTTCTCTATCATTTTAATTTACAGGGAGCAATAGACTTATCCTTACTTCATAGTATGGTAAGATATGAAAGATTAGACATATCTAAAACTAATTCAACCGTAAATTATTTTTATAATAAATTCAGAGAGTTTCCACATATCAATAAGCTTATACCTATATCCAAACACTTCGAAGTATGTGAAAAAGCCTATCATGCATTAAGTAGTGTAATAGATATGGATATCCCCTCTGGATTTGATTTTTATAATAATACGGCTACTAATGTATTTTTCCTATTAGAGCAACACGGTATTGGTATAGATTATGATAAATTCGTAGAGAACTTTACCCCAAGAGACCCACTTTACAATATTACTGATAATAAAGTACTAACCTTTTATAACCTATACAATGCAACCTCTAGACCTACTAATGCTTTCAACAGCGTTAACTTCGCTGCTATACCTAAAAGCGAGCAACATCGAAACTGTTTCCATCCGACCAATGACTACTTTGTTGAGTTTGATTTTGATGGTTACCACCTTAGGTTACTTTGTAATCAGATTGGATTTGAACTTACCAATGAATCTGCTCATAAGCAACTAGCAAAGCATTACTTTGGTACAGAGGACATAACAGACGAACAGTATAAGGAAGCTAAACAGATTAACTTTCAAGCAATATACGGTAAAATACCAGAGGAACATAAAAATTTAGAGATATTTAAACTAATACAGGAGTATATAGACAATATGTGGTCTGTATATCAGGAAACAGGTATAGTATGTAATCCTCAGTCAGGTAAACCATTTAATACTAACTTAAAAGAAACACATCCTGCTAAGTTGATGAATTATATGATGCAATCGTTGGAAACCTCAAATAATATTCTTATCTTAAAAGAAGTACTGCGATACTTAAGAGGTAAAAAGACTAAGATATCGCTTTACACATATGATGCTATCTTGTTTGATTTTAGTAAAGAAGATGGGAAAGAGACTTTATTTGAACTGCAAACCATATTAGAATCTAATAAACAATACCCAGTCAAATTTAAGTACAATAAAAATTTAGTTTTGTAGAACAGTTTATATTTATAATAAATGCGAGTTAATACGGATTTTTCAGTCGATTATGATTTCGACGATATTTTTTTAAGTGGTGATATGAGTAACAAACTGTTTTGTACGTTTTCTACCCAAGAGGATTTAGATAGCGTTCTTACTTCGATACAGGAAAGATATAAGATTATATATAGTAAGATTTTTGTACTTTATTCTAAAAGTCAAAATGAGTATATATGTACTTAT